CGTTTCTTTTCCGCATCTGTCGCTAAACGTAATTTCTCAGATTCGAGTTTCACCGCATTAGATAATTTATCAATAGAAACTTTATTTTGAGTTTTGGAGTCATACTCTTGTTCTTTAAGCTTCCCTTGGAACTTAGCAACTTCAACCTGCTTACGTGATTGTATTGTTTCACGAGTGGCTGTTTGAAGATCACCGCTAAGTTTTTTAATTTGTTCCTGTGCACCTTGTAATTGCTGTTGCAACTTTGCAACTTCATCAGTTCTTTGAAGTACACCTTCTTTATCAAATATTTCTGTTTTCTTCAATGCTTCTACCTTATCAATAAGACCTGCTTGGAAAGCTTCCATGTACACATTCCACTCACCCCATTTATTAGATGGCATAGTAGAATTTCCGATAATACGTATGTCAAACGTACCAACTGCTAAATTATTTTCTATTGTTTGCAATTCCTTTGTCTTATCATCATAGAGCTTTTTATTTATTGTATACTCAGTAATATCATTATTAGGCTGTGCAATTCTAAATGTTTTCTTAAAATCATAATGTGACTTAGCTAAATGATACATAAGTTTACCAAGTCTCTTTAAACTTGCCTCAACATCTCTTAATTTAGATTTAGAACGTCTTTGTCCAAAATCTTCCATCATCATTGTTCCAGATGATGTTTTAGGTGCTGACTCAGTATTTCCCTGTTGCATCTCAAATATACCAATATTTAAATCAATGTAATGTTCTACCATTTGAGGTAGTTGCATAATTGAACCAGCAAGTGGTTGTGGAGAGGGAAAGTGAGGTTCTCCGAATGAAGCGTCATATTCTATAGTTGCATTGGGATTCGCCCAATCACGTTCAAGGTCTTCTATATCTTGTACAGAACCCTGTGGTATTAGCAACTTTAAGCCTGACGATGCCTGTGCATGCGAAGTAATTAAAGACATTACTTTATTCAAGAACCTCTGAAATCCCTTATTCTTACGAACATCACTCATTGGATAAGGAGTGTTAGTCCAAATATTGGGTACAGGTACTAATGGGAATATATTTGTATCGAGTATTTTTTCATATAAGACAACTTGACCTACAATACATGTACATTGTATTCGAGTTTGCTGTACCTCAACAATATCAAATTGACCCTTATCAAATGCTTCTTGCGTACCATCATCAGCTAAAAGCGTTTGTAAACCCTTACTATCTAAAATTTTCTCTGTTCCACTTTGCATATCAGCAACACGATAGAATGGAACTTTAACTTTTCTAAAATCTTCTATTAATCTATACTTTTCGGCTTTATCACCCCAATCATAGTCTTTAACAATATCTGGTGTAAATGATGCTCCAGTCTGTTGATTTTGAGATGAGGGGTATGTTTCGTCTTCAGACCCCATATTGTCGATATTGTCAATAAGTGCACTACCCTCTTCATCAGTTTCACCGAGCATAGAATAGGCATCTAATAATTGGTCTCTAGTCAGTATAGTTGAAAGCTGCATACCAGCTGCATCATCAAACCACTTATTTCTACTATTAGGATCAACAACGACTCTAAAAGGATCAACGTATGTAAATTTGACCTCACCACGACCATAATCATCTTCAGGGTCTATAAACCCATAAAAGTAACCAAGACCAGCTACAGAGAAATCATGTATGACTTGTTTAAATACTTCGTCTCCATCAGAGTTATCCCATATATATTCTAGTATTGTCTTCCAAACACTAGCAAGCCTTGTATCAGAGTCTTCTCTGCCAACGGCAGAAAATTTTGGAGGCTTAGATGTGATAATTGCCTTAAACTGCTCAATAGCAGCATATAGCCGATCAATGGGCAAACCCATTTGATTTCTTTCAGCTAGCTCTTTCGCCTCTGAATCTGTAAAATGATTGCCGAGATAGAAATCTATGTCTTCTCTAGCCTGTACATCCCAATCTTTACGAGCATCAAACCATTTCCTCCAACGCTCCTGTATTGACTCTGCTCTTTTATCTTGTTCTATCATATAGTAAATTTACTGAAAGTTTAGTATTAAATGCAAATTAAGTACGCTTGCCTGTTATCCAATTATAAGCCTTACGTGCTTTCATATATGTACCGTCATCCTGTTTCTCTTTTTTCTTCTTACCTGCCTTTGGATTTCCCCTCGCATACTGAGTGGCTAACCAAAAAGCATCAATTGTGTCATCATGTGAACCTTTTGGAAAATCCAACAGCTCACCAATAAACTCATGATGTAGTTTTTTAAGATGAACAGCCCCAGCTTTGAACATTGGCTGTAATCCTTCAAACAATCTGTCTTTCTTCTTTTGTGTGTATCCTTTAATTCCCTGTTCAATGCCTGGGACGAATAGCCCCTCTTTCTTACTGCGTTTTTGAACATAGTCTCTAAGCATCTCTTGATAAGCGATTGTTTCAATATTCACCCTTCTTACAGGGTGATACCTTTTAAGTATCTCAAAAATCTTGTCAGCACATTCCATTGGGAGAACTCGTTCACGCCAATACTCAATAACATAGTAGTCATACTCTGAAGTAACTCCCAGAACCATGATAACACTATAATCGTTCCTACTAGCAACAGTTGAAGCGGGATCGACACCAATATATATGTTAACATACTCAGTATGTCCGTCATCAAATTTGATATACCAACTTCCCGATTCTTCTTCAAATCTAATGTTCCCCCTGTAAATTGCTCCATTTATATCTTCCTCAGCAAAAATTTGATCTTCTGGTGATTTTGCTTGATTCATATACTCCTGATAGAACTTTGCAGGAGTTCCGCTATCAATGTAGAATTGCTTACGCTCTTCTAGTTTCTCTAACGGCCAACGAGAAGGCCAGATAGGCTTCCCATCTTCAATTGCTTTTTGTGTATAAACAGTCCAAGAGTAATCTTCCCCACTCTTCTCTGCATCCCTAGCACCTGTAACGAGTCCATTTAAAAATGAATCCCAATGAACAATAGTGCCATTACACCACAAGAATCCATTCTTGTCAAAATCAATAGCTGGAAACACAGCTGCGGTTACCCAGTTCTTAATTTGCAACCTAGAGTCGGGAGTCTTCGTATTTAACTCTGATTCAAAGTCATCAAGCACCATTCCTGTAAATCTAGTGGAAAGTTGCTTTTTGCCCCGAAGTCGCTGATTTGCCCCCTTTGCGATCATTCTGCAACCATTCGTTAAAGTAAACTCGGATTTCGTCCATTTGTTCCCCTGAAGGTCACCAAAGTAGTAATGTACAGCAGGATTCAATTCTACATGGTTCATTACCCATGCTAAATTATCAATTGCTTGATCTTGTGCTTCACCTATCCAGGCTATAAATTCTGGCTTATCTTCGGTTGCAAATAGAAAGCGATATAGGATAGCTGTAGCTGCTAAAGTAGATTTAGCATGATCTCTAGGAAGAACAAGCCCAAGTTGCTGTATTGTTGGATCAATGAGATGCTTCCCCACCTCTACATGAAAATCAGGTGTTGCAGAGGCGAGGAAGTCTTGAGGAGAGAAAAGTTTGCCAAAAAGGATTAAATCCTCTTTAGCTCTTAAAAGGAGCTTTTCATTATCTGATAAGTTCCCATGTAAATTTAAATTAGCCATTTAGTGTCCAGAATGGCTTACTGCCATTTTAACGTATACATGCATTAAGTCAGCTATATAATTAACATCTACCCATATATCGTAAGCAAAATACGCCATAGCAGATAACCAGAAAACCATTATCAAATTTCCTAAATCACTTTTCACTTATTGTTATATGCTCGCATTGTTGCTCCTCGCAGTTATAATTTTTATAATGCCCTATATGATTGTGATCTATCTCACAATGTGGTGGACAAAACCCATATCCTGCTATTCTAACCATTAACGTATCTCCTGCTCCAAGTGGTATAGGCTTTGGCTCGAACCTCTTCGACTCGAAACAGAGAAGAGCAGCCACTAAGCAGATGAAGATAGTTTCGTACACTATTTCTTACCAAATACAAATACTCCAATATTTAAACATCCAATTATAAATGTGAACCAAGTTCCCCCTATATGCCACATGTAGAGGTTTAAAAACCCTACAAATAGGTTTAATAGGCGAAGCTTGTCTCTTTTGGTCACTTCAGTTCAAAATGTGGAAAGTCGTCAAAGCGGTTATCTACAACCTGAAAGTCCTGATCCCAATCACCGCCCCAGCGCAGATTTATACCCATCTGACTAGCAACGCCAATAACAAACCCAGCAAACAGTGTTTGCCTTTCTCTATCTTTCCAGTCAACAGGGTAGGGCGTAACATCAACAGCTGAAGAAGGCTGACGATTATGTCGCCCATTAGGATACTTTACCTTCGTCTTCCCCTCTTTAAATAGCTTGTTTTGTCTATCCTTTTCCCTATGACCCTCTAAAACAGAGCAATCAACGTGCTTAATCACTTCATTAAATACTTTTTGCAGGTTGCTGTCGCAAGTATTTAGTCTCTCCTTGCTTGTTTTACCAAAATATGGCATTACGCTTCTCCTCCAATGTCATCACCACCAAGAAATCGTACAATCTTGGTATCATTATCATATTCAGTTCTACAATGTGGGCATATCCAGCCAATAACCTTGTCAAGATCGTCTATAAGCCCAATTCTTTGTGTAAATTCGCTGTCAAGGTACAATTCTTCCTTGCAAACAGGACATGGGTCTTCAAAACCCTTTACATCGTCATCATTCTTCTCGTTCTGCATGGGCGACAAGTTCTGGTTTGCCATGTTTTTCTACCTCCGCTAGTACCTCAGGCTTAAATCCAGCCCAAACAGTTACTTGTTCCGACTTTTTCTCTTCAGTATCAAAAAGTCCCGAAATTTTAGCAAGACTATCAAGTGAACGTAGCTTTGCAGTATCACTCTCTGCAAGATCGGCAATTGTTTTGTAGCGTTCAATAAGCCAATTGTTAGTTACACCTTCATCGTCTAGTATCTCTCTTA